TTGGTTTGGATGATGTTATATCTTGGCTCTTAACCAAGGCATCATAATGATGCTTGTGTCTTGGATCACCAAGAACCTCAAAAACGGCGTGACAGATGCTGCCCCTCAAACTTCCTTCGTTTGTTGTGTCTGGAAGTTTTAAATGATATTTACACCAATACTGCCAAGAACATGTTTGCAAGGTTTTAATTCTTGATGCTGAAAGAGGTTTATTTGCTAATTCACTCATAGTTAAATTTATAAAGTTTTTTAAGTTTTTTAAGAGAATCAGAAAAAGATTTATTTGTTTTTAATGTAGACTCCATTTTTTCCGCTATTGAAACAACCATTTCAATAGATTCTTTATGGCTCATATCATCGACTTTTTTAAGATAAATCTCTAAATCATCTTTTGACATTTGTCCAAAATCATTTAAATCTGGCGGTATAAAATAAATATGTTTAAAATCTATTGTATCAATAAGTTTAAATATAGACTTAATCGCACCTTCAAAACCGCGATTTCTATCAGAGAGATAATCATTGTTAAAACAAACAATGATTTTTTTAACAGGCATTAAACTAAGTTTAGATATAAATTTAGACGAAATATTTAAACCAAAACTAACTAAATTATTTTTAATGCCTTTATCAAATAAAGATAACGAGTCTCCGATAGACTCTACAATAAAAACCTTCTCTGAATTAAAAATAGAATTCCTGCATTCTTCGATAGAATAAAATGGATAAAACCAATCTGCAACTCTTCCAATATGCAGCCATTTTGGTTTATTTTCATCTAGGTCAGCTTTTCTGCCAGAAAAACCATGTATCTTTTTATCTTTGCTAAAGATTGGGAAAATTGTTCTTTGATACATTTTGCCAGATGTAGAAAAGCCACATTGATATTTCTTAAGAGTTCCAATAGAAATATTCTTATCTAAATAAAAATCATAATGCGGCAAAAGTCTTTGAAGTGATGTGATTGGATATGTTTTTTCTTCTTTCAAAAATGTTTTTTCTTTAATTACATTTACACCCTTTTGTATGTCTTTCAAATAACTCTTAATTATATTATTATCATTTGTATTTAATGTACGAGACAACAACGCCTCAAATGGCATAAAAGTACTGTCCTCTACATAGTCTTTCCATACTCCAGTGTCCTTGTAAATTTGAAGTGCCGTAGTGTTATCTCCAGATCTATATACAGCATTTGTCCTCCAATATTGACCATGGTCTTTTAGATTATATCCTAGGCTTTCTAAAATTTCTCTATACTTACTCATTGTGAAAAAATCATTGGAATGGAGTTATCTTCGTCATCTTCTTCAAGATGAACGTCTTCATTATTCATAGAACGAACAATGTCATTCAAGTCGCCTTTTTCTGTGATGCAGAAGTTTTCAAATTCAAGATTAATGAAATTAGATTTTTTACTTCCATCTGGCATTTCAACTGGATTGATTGCTCTTAATGGATCTTTGCCAAGATGCCTTGCTTTAAGATTGACTAATTTGTGAGAGCCAAATCTATTTCCCTCAGAATGAATTTCTTCAGCAATCTTTTTACGCAATAAGAAAAGATGAGAGCAAAATTGAGTAATTCCATCAGAGAGAGAAACAACGCTTTCGTCATCGACAATTGAATCAGCACTTCTGTTGTTTGTGATTCCAAGTCTATTTGATTGAACAGATGTTATCATTGAAACGCATGGTTTGCCATCAAAACAAAGATCCCTATGAATAGTTTGTTTAAACTTATGAACCATATAAGAAACTTGTTGCCATCCATCGACTTTACCAATAGATCCGAAATCACTTTTGATATAATCAAAACTAAAAATCAATGGATTACCTCTACCTATCTTAGAATAATAGAATCTTTTCAAAAGAGATGCCATTTCATCTGGACTCATACCAGCAACATTCTCGTAATAAAATTCCATATTCTTAATTGTTTTAAAAGTAGACCTCACTTTCGCCACAACCTGTTCAGGAGTCATTCCTTTATAAGAAGATGTTCTCCATTTACCTGTTTGCAAAAGCCAGACTGGTATTCCAGTCATTGCCGAACATTGACGAAAGATCAATTCTTCTTCACTCATTTCTCCATTGTCAAAATGAAGAACTGGAACATCATGCGTTGCAGATACCTTTGTTGTGTAATCCATACAAAATTGCGTCTTACCAACTCCAGATCGAGCGACAATAACAGTTATGTTTCCAGGCAATAATAAAGATCCATACATATCGTTAATTTTATCGTGTGGACCCATAAGTCCAAATGTATCAACTGGATTGTTACCACGTTCTTCGACAACCTCTTCCATAATCTCGAAAAGATTAATTGGGCCAGATTCATTTATTTCAAAATCTTTTATACTCTTATTGTAGATTTGGTCTGCCTTTTCTACAATTTCGCTATATTTTAAACTTGGATCTATATTCTTGACAAAAGATGCCACATCTTTGCATGTTGCATAAATTTCTCTTCTGGCTGTAAATTTCTTTAATTCACGAACTGATGATTCAAAAACGTCTTCGCTAATTTTAAAAAAGGCAAGAGAATAAATGTATTCCGAAACATCTATACTATCTGGAAAACTAACCTTTAGTTGATTTATTCTTTGAATCAAAATTGTTTCATCGATTAGTTCAGCATTGTCCAATGCGTTTTTAAGCAACTTAAATATGGATATATTTACCTTAGAGCTTTCGGTATAAAAATCATTGTCCTTTAAAAATGATGATACTTCAGCCCATTTTTTAGGATGTTGAATAATTCCGCTTAATACTTTTTTTTCTAATTCGTATGAAAAAATCATAGTGATATATTGTCTTCGTTGTCTTCAATAAAAAGTTCAATTGTTTTCTTAAGAGCCATGTTTACACACATGTTATCAAATTTATTTAAAATAGATGGAATGCCATCTGAATTAACATAAGCAAGAATAAAGCCTTTTGTTCCAGATGATGATGTACCTGTAAGATCATAAAGTTTATGGACTATTGATTCTGGTAATGTAAATGGTTCATTTTCCTTCATAAGATTTCTAAATTCTTTAAGAGTTCCTCGTCTAGTTTATCCGATTCCAATATTCTTACAAGCTTAATATTGTTGACATCGCAAAAAAGTTCCTTTTTTTCATCTCTTTGTAATTGGGCTAAAAAATTTTGTCTTGAATTTGAGTGAAAAAATTTATTAAATTTATAATGTTGATTTCCGTCTACTTCAATAGCAATTTTTTTATTTGCATTATAAAAATCAATTGTTAATCTTGTGCTAATAACTGGCATTTCTTCAAAAACAATATCTGCAATCCAGTATTTTTTTAATAAATCTTTAACTCTTTTTTGAATTTTACTTTTACATGTACTATTCCACTTTATTAAATAACGAGTTGAGTTTTTTAATTTTACTGATTTACCTGATGTCGATAAAAATATCATTTTGATAGAAAATTATCTTTAACAAACTTTGCCAATGCAATTGTTATTTCTTCATTTTCTTCAAGAAAATCGTAAATAGATTGCATTCCTTGAAATTTATCTTTAATTGATAAATTTTGTGATTCCAAATAAGTTTTAACTTCGGGGTCAATAGCAAACCAAGATCCAGATTTTTCTACTAACCCCCACATTGTCATCATTTCGACAACCTCTCTCTCAACCCAAATAGACTTACCATTTGAGCGACCATGTTTAATGGGGTATTTTACCACCTGACCAGTTGATTCATTTGTCGATTTGCAGATAAGAATTTTCGCCATATGGCCAAAAATTTTATTATCGACTCCAATTTGTTGATTTGGTTTTTCAAGAATTTTGTCTGATTTGTTTTGTTTTTGAAATTCAAGAATCCAATCTGGATAATGCAATAATGCATTCCCACCACTTGAGTTTGTTTGGTTATTTGGATCTCCTTTAGCATAAGGATTAATGTCAACCTTTGCTCTAACTTGAGAGATCATGATGCACATATGCCCAAATTTTGACATTCCAAGACTAACTCTTTTAAGAAAATCTGAACTCATTAATGCGCCAGCGGCAACTTTTGCAGCTTCACTTGTGGATTTTTCTAATTCTGCTTTTGGAAGTAAACCATCCATGCTATCTACAACAATACAAAACTTTTCTTTATCTGGATTATTCCTAAGCAAACCTCTTAAAAAATCAAAAACAGTATCGTACACATTGCACTCAAACACCAAACATGTGCCGATAACC